AAGCCTATGATGAAAAAAGGTGGATCTGTTAAAAAAAAAACAAAAGCTAAGAAAAAGAAGTAGTGAAAAAATTATTTACTAAAATAATAAACATCATCTTTGGAAAAAGATGCGAGTGTAAAACTAAGGAGCAAAAATGAAAAAACCGTTACCAAAAGGTAAAAAAGGCAAAGGCATAAGAGCCTTAAAAAAGAAAGCACCTCACATAGCTAAAAAAATGGGGTACAAAAGAGGAGGAAGAGCATAATGGCAAAACGTGGATTATACGCAAACATTCATGCGAAGAAAAAAAGAATCGCTGCAGGTTCAGGTGAAAAAATGAGAAAACCTGGATCTAAAGGTGCGCCTACAGCGGCTAACTTTAGAAGAGCAGCAAAAACAGCTAAGAAGCCTAAAAAGAAAAAGTAATGGCGATTAGAAAGACAACGAAAGGTCCAGGGGCTAATTATAGGCCTACTAAATCTGGTGCTGGTATGACAGCAAAAGGTGTTAGAGCATATAGAGCAGCTAACCCTGGGTCCAAGTTGAAAACAGCCGTGACTGGAAAAGTTAAGAAAGGGTCAAAAGCTGCGAATAGAAGAAAGTCATATTGTGCTAGAAGTGCAGGACAATTAAGAAACTCTTCCGCTAAAACTCGTAATGACCCTAATTCTCGTATCCGTCAGGCACGAAGAAGATGGAAGTGTTAATGAGAGACGCAATCTTAGAAGCATTAAGACAAAGATATGAATCGCACATTGCAGAAGCACATGCGGTTATAAAAATCTATTTAGATAATTCTGTAGGTATTGGAGAACACCCACAGCATTTAGAAGAAATAGATAAGCAACTAGAAAAAATCTCACAGGCAGAAGAAAAATTAGATGCCTTAGAAGATTTTTATGAACCAAAGGAACAAGAATAATGGAAGACTTTACATACATAGATAAGATAAGAAAAATAATTAAAATGAGACACGACGATATTGTATCAGCCATGGCTTCGGGCGGGGTTGACAATATGGAGAAATATCAGTATATGTTAGGACAGATACGAACGTATCAATATTTAAGTCAGGAAATATCCAGCCTGCTAGACAAAAAGGAGCGAAAAGAAAATGAAGGAACAGTTATCAACCTCGACGGCACAAAAGCCAAAGATTGAACTACCAAATAAAGAACTGGTAGGCGTTAGAAAACAACAAGATTTAAAATCAGATTCAGCTAAATTACCAAAACCTACGGGTTGGAGAATTTTAGTTTTACCGTTTAAACAAGCGGAAAAAACTAAAGGCGGTTTAATTTTAGCAGAAGACACCATCGAACGATCACAGGTCGCATCTACTTGTGGTTTAGTATTGGACATGGGTCCTCATTGTTATGACAAAGAGAGATACCCAGAAGGTCCTTGGTGCAAGAAAGGTGATTGGATTATCTTCGCAAGATATGCCGGATCACGTATCAAAATAGATGGGGGTGAGGTAAGACTTCTCAACGACGATGAGATCTTAGCGACCGTGGAAAACCCTGAAGATATATTCCACGAATTTTAATAACCATAGGAGGAAACTATGCCAAAAGATAATGAACCAAAAGTAGTGGATCTTGATGATAGTGGGCCTGGTGCTCAAGTCACATTTCCAGAAGAAAAACAAGTAGAGGAGAAAGAGTCAAATGAACCAATTATTGAAACTATTGAAGACAGTAATAAGTCCGATAACACACTTGAGAAATCTGATGAGTCAGTGGATGTTCGAAATGAACAGAAGCAGGAACTTAAAGAAGGCGGCGAAGTTGAGGAAGAAGCTGTGGAGCAAGGGGATAATAAGCAATCAGATAACTCTAAAGCAGTTGAAGAGTATAGCGAAGGCGTTAAGAAAAGAATAGCCAAGTTAACTAAAAAAATGAGAGAAGCTGAAAGGCAAAAAGAAGAAGCCATTCAGTATGCTAGACGTGTTACAGCAGAAAAAAATGAGTTAGGTAAAACGGCTACAAGTTTAGATAAAAATTACACACAAGAGATGGAAGGAAGAATTGCTTCATCTATTGCAGCAGCTCAATCAAAATTAGCTATTGCAAGAGAACAAGGTGATGCTAAAGCTGAAGTAGAAGCTTTAACTTCAATATCTCAATTGGGGTATGAACAAGGTAAACTTGCTGAAATTAAAAGTAGGCATGCTATGGAGGAGAAGGAAGCTAAAGCTAGACCGGTTCTTCCTACACAACCTGTTCAACAAACTCCGCCACCAGATCCAAGAGCCGAAGAATGGGCTAGTAGAAATGAGTGGTTTGGTAAAGATAGCGCAATGACTTACACTGCGTTTGATTTACACAGAAAAATTACCGAAGAAGAGGGTTTAGATCCTCAATCTGACGAATATTATGTAGAGATAGACAAAAGAATTAGGTTGGAATTTCCACATAAATTTGGTAAGACTAAGGTAGAACAGACTAGCAAACCTACACAAAACGTTGCCTCTGCAACGCGTAGTTCAAAGGCCGGTCGCAAATCTGTGAGGCTCACATCATCACAGGTCGCAATAGCGAAAAAACTAGGTGTGCCATTAGAAGAGTATGCAAAACAATTAATCACGAAGGAGGTATAAGCATATGACAAATAAAAAACCAACTCGTGCGAGCCAAGTTAAAAGTGATTCAACAAAAGTTGAAGCACAGGCAGCTAAGGTAAAACCAAAAGCAGCTTTAAAACCTTGGACTCCACCATCGTACTTAGATACGCCCAACGCGCCAAACGGATACCGACACAGATGGGTCAGGATTGAAACTTTGGGAGTTCCCGACACTAAGAACATACAAGGAAGACTAAGATCTGGGTATGAACTTGTAAGAGTCGATGAATATCCTAACGATGATTTCCCAGCTATCACAGATGGCAAATACGCTGGAGTAATAGGTCACGGAGGCCTTGTGCTGACAAGGGTACCAGAAGAAATCGCGCGTCAACGAGAAGAGTATTATAGACAACAAGCTCAAGATCAAGTTGATGCAACTGATAACGATTTACTGAAGGAACAGGATAGAAGGATGCCTATCGATATTGATAGAACATCTCGTACCTTCGGTGGCAAACGATAGTTAAAAGAATTTAACGATCCAAACCAACGAATTAACATAAACCGTAAAACTGCGGATAGTAGTTTTACATAAGGAGAAAACAATATGGCTAATGCGTCAACAGTTGGGTTTGGATTCAGACCCATTAAAATGGTTGGTCAGGCATATAATAACGCTGGACTTTCAGAGTACAGTGTTGCTGCTTCTTCTGCTTTAATTTCGCACGCATGTTTAGTGCAATTAACTGCAAACGGAGTAGTACTTGCGTCAGGAGACGGAGGGGCAAATAACCTCGGTACCCTGAATGGAGTATTCTATACTGATGCAACTTCAAATAAGCCAACATTTAGTAACTTTTCACCAGCGTCTAATGCTGCGACTGATATAGTAGCTTTTGTAAATGACAATCCTCAACAAATGTTTGAGGTTATGTCTGCAGATACTGCTTTCAATCAGAACGAAGTAGGTCACTGTGCTGATCAAGTTAACGATGTTGGGGTAACTCCACTGTTTATTTCGAAATCAAAAATTTCGGCTACAACAGCGGCAGGTATCGCACAATTAAAAATAATCGGAGTTTCTAAAGATCCAGATCATTCAGATACTACTGAAGCAGGTTTTGCTTTAAGAGTAATGATATGTGAGCATCTTCTTGGAAACAACGTAGCAGGTATATAAGGAGAATAAACTATGGCTATATCACGTAATCAACTAGTTAAAGAACTAGAGCCCGGTTTGAACGCCTTGTTCGGCCTGGAATATAAATCTTATGAGCAGCAATGGTCTGAGGTTTACACAACTGAGTCATCTGACAGAGCTTTTGAAGAAGAAGTTATGTTGTCAGGTTTCGCACAAGCAAAAGTAAAACCAGAAGGTTCTGGCGTATCTTTTGACAATGCGCAAGAAACTTTCACAGCTAGATACACTAACGAGACAATTGCTCTCGCTTTTGCTATCACTGAGGAAGCTATTGAAGATAACCTGTACGACAGACTTGCTTCTAGATACACAAAAGCATTAGCGAGATCGATGGCGAGCACGAAAAATGTTAAAGGAGCATCACCATTAAACAATGGACAACCTGGTGGATCATTCACTTCAGGTGACGGTGTAACTTTATTCAACACAGCACACCCAACGGTTGCTGGTACGTTCTCGAACACACTTGCTACAGCGTCTGACTTAAACGAAACTTCATTAGAACAAGCATTGATCGATATCAACGCTTTCACTGATGAAAGAGGTTTAAAAATTGCAGCTAAAGGAGTAAAAATGATTATTCCTTCTGCTCTGCAGTTTGTTGCTGAGAGATTGATGAAATCTCAAGGTAGAACGTCAACAGCTGATAACGATATCAACGCAGTAAGATCAATGGGTATGATTCCTCAAGGATACAGAGTGAACAACTACCTAACTGATGCGGATGCGTTCTTTATCGTTACAGATGTGCCTAACGGTATGAAGCACTTTAACAGAGCTCCACTTACAACTAAGATGGAAGGGGACTTTGATACTGGCAATGTTAGATACAAAGCTAGAGAAAGATACGTATTTGGCGTATCTGACCCTAGAGGTATCTTCTCATCTCCAGGTGCTTAATCAGTAAGCAACTAAATATTTAATGGGGCCGGACACAATTCGGCCCCATTTTTTTTGCAACTTATGGAAACTATGGAAAAACCTTACAAAATCAAAATCAGAGCATATGGATACTGGACAGAATTTGATGTTAAAGCCATTAATGATGGCAAGGCATTAGAAGATGCGATAGTTGACAAACTAGGAAAAAATGATATAGTTTGGGACAAATCAGACTTTTATAGTCTGGCTAAAACATGGTTAACATACGAGGAAATTGTAAATGATAACAGACCTTTACAAACAAAAAACGTCCTTGGAGTTGAGCTGGCAACAAGAGCATAATACACACGGTAGATATACTCTTGATATGGTCAGAATTGATAGCAAGATAAGACAAGTTATCAATGAAATTAAGCATGAAGAGGCTAAGATTGCTACTAGAGAAAATGCAATTGCTGATTCGGCTCCACAAGTTTCAGTAGCTACTTAATCAAAAGCTACATCGCTGAAATCGCACTTTCTATTAAGGCTCTCTTGCACTTCCCACAAAACTAAGCTATAAATTAATCACTATACATTAATAACAAACAAGTAAATATAGACGCGTATAGTCGACAGCCCTAGAGGACTATATTTACATATTCTAGGAGGAATATAATATGGCAAACACAACATTTTCGGGACCAATAAGAGCG